GCATTACAATACTGCCCACCTCTGAGACATCTGCATAACGCAGACTGAATTCCTGGAAACTAAATGAACGATGCCTCAAGATCTGTGGTGAAATACCACGTGTTGTGTTGATTTCAACACACATGTTAGCCATTTCAAATGGTGAATAGTGGTGGTGTTCTAAAAGATATCTCAAAAGCTTTGGCGCAGTCTTAGTATTCTTAGCGTTCTTGGGATTCGATACCCTTGCCATTTCCACAATCAGGTTTTCTGCGTTCGGGGTGGCCCACACTAACTTGACCTGACACATAGTCTGCAGCTTGTTGTAAAAGAAAGTAGTTGTCGTTAAATTTACCAATTGCTTGGTTGCATCTTAGGCAAAGGAGTCCACGTATCCTACCGGTTAAATGGCAATGGTCAATGGCCAACCTCTTTCCAGATGTGCATTGTAGTGTACCACAAATAGCGCATTGTTTATTTTGACTTTTCAACATTGTTTCATAATCTTCAATTGTTAAACCGAATGTTTTAAGATTAGCTATTCTTTTGTGTACGTTGTTATATTTAATGCGCCTTTTTTTAACGTAATTGCGATATTGTTGTGGCTTGCTTGCATAAGTTTGTCTTTGTTTTTCTGCACAACATTGCTTGCATTGTGCTCTAGGTTTTCTGTTCTCTCTGGATACACAAGGAAAAAGATTAATTGGTTTTAATTGTTTGCATCGAGTGCATATTTTGTTCATGAGCATTTAAGGAAGTAGTGCCAGCGTTGTGTTGGATCAGTGTACTTGATTACGTCACAACCTTGATAGGTGTCAATCACCTGGAACTTAGCTGAGTTTTCTGCATAAGGTTTATCAGTAAAAAAGATTCCATAAAACAAAAGCAAAAACCCAAAGAAAAGAATTGCTGCAGCAATAAAAGGTCTAAGATCTTTCATTCCCCTGGCACAATAGTTTCCTTGGCCAACCTGTCTAATTCATTGATAGGACAGATGCGCATCTTGGCATGTTCAGTTGGTGTCTTAAGATTATCCCACTGGATCACAAGTACTTTCATCTTGCGATCACCATTGATGCGTTTAGTTCTGATGTCAACTACTGTGCCATACCGTTGCTTACGGTATTGAGCAATGCGTTGACGAACATCAGCATGTCGCGTGTAGATGCCATGGGTCTTAGGACGTTCTGCAACGCGATCACCAATGGCGTAGCTGTATTGAGGTTTAGTTGTCATGGGGTTAATCAGGAAGTTGTTCAAGGGCGCGGCGCACTACGTCTAGGTCTTCAAGCTGCCAAGTCTTCTTGCTTCCTTGGATCAAGTCAAGCAAGGCAATGGATTGTTCCTTCAAGCTCAGCGGTTTGGAGCGTCGATCTTCTCGAAGCTGGCGAGCGTTATTGCCTGAGCATTTCCAATCAACCCATGCGCAACATGATTCAAGTTCCTGGTCAGCACCCCATTGGGCAGCTTGTGTAGCAATAGCAGTTTCAAGATCAGAAAGTGCGCCGGTAACAACGCAACCAAAATAATTTTCAATCCATTCTGTAATTAGCTCTGGCGCTGGCGTGATTGAATGCTCTTGTGTCATGGTAGTGAATACTGATTGCAATCATACGACTCATCTGTGCCGTACTCTGGAAAGTCAAATGCACAACGCTTGCCATTGTTGTGCACGCATTCGTCACATTTGATTTCCACCCCCATCTGGGGTGGTTCTACCCCAGGAATGGGTAGGTCTGCACCAAGAAGATTACGCATTTGCTTAACCAGAATTTGATTCTGCTTGGCTTCTTCAAAGAAGTCTGCTGTAACTTCATGGGTTGTAACCTTGTAGCCACAGTAATCACATTTCTTTCTGCGTCTTGTAGATAGATCAGTCTTCCTTGATTCAATAACTCTGAGTCCAGGTTGTTTACATTCAGGGCAGTCAGGAAGGATTGCCTTTTGAAATGCCATCTGTTTCTTGAATGTTCAATGAATCGAGAAGATCTGCTGTTTGCTCAGAGCCAATGAGCTTAAATGCATCGGCAATTAATTCAACATTTGGAGACTCTTCGTAATGAGTTTTAAGAATAATCTCAGCCAAATCAAAGTCATCATGGCTGTTTGTCAACCTGAATAAAATTTCACCTGGCATGTTATCAACAATGCGTTCAACAATTGCATTGCGTACCCGATACCATTCGGAATCTGGAATACAATCTGCAATAAGTTGCATTACATCTGTTGCTGTTTCTGATTGCAATGAACTGATCATGAAGAAAAGACCCCCGCTTGTGCAGGGGCCGAACATTCCGCTGTGATCTTAGGCAGGCCGTGCCTCGGTGTCAATGAACTTGTCATAAAGGCCAGCCTTTTTCAGGCGCTCAAGCATGTCACACATCATGCTGGCGTGAGCTTGTGTGGTTTCCATGAAGTGACGTGCACGCTCCGCTGAGATGACGTGTGTGTTGCCGTTGGGTTCCACGTACTTCCATGAACCATCAGGCTGAGGCTCCCCCTGGAGAGCAAGGCGCTCTGAGTTACGGACGTACCGCATCTCAAGATTGTGGAAGTCTCGCAGGCCATCGTTATCGGTCCAGGTAGCACCGATGTTGTAACGCTTGTCCTCATCACTAAATGCATGGAACTCAGGAATGAGATGTTTGAAAGCGGCAAAGATTTGCATGATGTGAATTGAGTGTGATTTGGTAACTAGGACTTACACCGTAAGATGCCTAGTCATTTAAGAACTAAAAACTTCTTAGTTTACTTTTCGTTCTCCACTCCATTTCCATTTAGAACAATAATTGGCACCATCTAATGTAGGGAAAAGCCACTCTGTTGGTTTGTCAGGAATGTCTTCTATATGTTCATATTCAAAATTCCTTCCAACAGGTGGATGGTAATGACATTCGCCAGTATTATCATCCATTGGAATGTAATAAAAACAATGATGACAATTTATAGGAACTTTAACTCCATCACGTGAGAAAAAAGTAAAGCGATCGTTTGTTGAAGTCATTGGATTTTGTTAAGTAAATTGGTAGCCGACCCCGGATTCGAACCGGGACTTGAGCGATTTTAAGTCGCTTGCCTCTGCCGTTGGGCTAGTCGGCCTCACTTGGACTTACCTCTACATCAATTGATGTGGAGTGCCAAGTGTGGTCTTGAGGTAACGGCTCAGTGCCGTACTCCCATGTGTCGTAGTCATCCTCGTTACGAGAATCTTCTTCAATCAATACATAGTGTGGTGAGTTTTCGTGAATGTATTCGCCAAGGTTTGCCATGGCCATAGCAAGTAACTGATCATCGGTGTAGTCAGTCATAGGTAAAGAGGGATCCATATAACGAAGATAGGATCCCCCTGCTGTGGCTTCAGCTCTCAGATGCTAGCGCAGATTCACGGAGTTGCAACGCCTCACGGAATGCCTCGGTATAGGCCTCACGCTGCTGACAGTCCAGACTCCTGTTGGCAACGCCAGCAATCTGCTTGACAGACATAACGCCCTGATCCACAACCAGTTGGATTGTGAAGGTGGGCTTGCCGTCAACCATGCACAACACAATGAAGTGTTTACGTTTCTTAATATCTTCCGCATAGTGTGATGCCGAGCCAACGCAGTTGCGTACAGCCTGGCCCCACATTGCTAGCTGGTGAGTATCAAAAGGCTGGATGAAAGTCCACACTTCATCTTGACGCTTCACCTTAATGGGTTCAGGGAATAGATCTTGACGTAGTGTTTCCTTAGGATTCTCAATCTTCCAAGACTCTGCTTGCACATAGTCGTGGAACTCAGTCAGGCGCCAACGCTTAGGAGGCTCAAGTGTTTTGTCATTACTTAGGATGCGAATGATCATTGAGAATGTATCGTTGAGCTGATAGAATCCCTGGCGTGCATAACCAACTTCGTTGTCAGTCCAACGGCTAGGCTCATCCTGCTCAAGATACTTACGCATGATTGTGAACATAGATGCAACTGGCATGTGCTCACGTAACCAAGGAATCAATACTGACTGGTTGTTAACATTACATACACGCACCTGATTCAATCGAATGTACTTCAGTTCTTTAAAGTAAGTTTGATAATAATCAATAGGACAGTCAGGCCAGATGTCATTGATCCAATCAATAGAGTTAATGATCTGAACAAAAGTGTTGAAGCCTTGTTTAATAGGTAGCTGATTCCTATTATTAGGATTGTTATATGCGGTGATGCTGCGATCAAGTTCTTCTTGTAATAGCTTACGGATTGCAGGTTTAGTAATAATGTGAGTTAGTTTTACAACAGATGTGTATGTAAATGAAACACAACTCTCTTCATTAAATTTAATTGCACCATCAATAAAATTCTCAACAGTAAGACCACGTTCGACATCAAGGTATCTTGACGTCATGTGTGGAATACCTGCTGCATCAAAGATGTTCTTGCAGCGGATGCGATCAAACAAACCACGTGAATCCTCCCATGTTGGCAGGTCTTCCCTTAGGCTTGCTTCGAATTGATGCACAGCATTGTCACGGATTTCATATCCCTTCCGCTGGAAAAGATTAGCTGCTTTCCACTGGTAACTAGTCCAGCCATTACCATCGGTAGCTGTGATCTCATCTCTTGTTATATTCTTGATATACGTAAAGAGTTGAGAACCACGACCGATGTCGTGCATGATGCACTTATCTTTGCTGTTCCATATCCAATTAGGTGCAGTATTTGCTGCTGCGGATGTGTTCTTGAATGCATACGCATGACCATAGATGTACTGATCTTTCTCCTGCTTGGGAGGTAACCATGCTGCATACCACACCTGTTCATAGTGATACAGGATGGCAATGACTTTGAGTCTGGCCTGCGGAGTTGCTACATCCACAGGCGTAGTAAACACCTGGTACCTCTGTGGTGCAGGTTGCTGATTGATGCGTTCGATAGCCGCTAGCTGATCTGCTTCACGTACAACATTCGTTGGAATCAGACAAGGAATCTTACCAAGTGGATATTTAGGTTTAGCACTTGGTTTGTTGGCCTGTTGTTGCTTAGCCAAAGCCTTGCGCTTTGGATCATAGGCAAGCAGTTCAGTTTGCAAGTTGGAAGGCAGAGCAAATTGCATGGTGTAGTGTAGGTAAAGGGAATGGACAGTTTAACGTCATATCCAGGACGGTTGATCAAGTCAAGCTTTCAAGTTCATCAGCAATATCTAAAAGTTGATTTCGATAGTTGATGTGTGCAGCAGCAAAGCCTTGATCGTATTCGTTGTAGTCTTCAATAGTTGGCCATTCCTTTGAAATCACTTTTTCTACGGCAGTACGAAGCACAGCAGCAGCATAGCTGGAATAAAACTTATTCTGCCAATCAGGAATTCGTGTTGCTTTATAAGCAGCTTTCAAAATTGATTTTGCTACTGGTGAAAGTTCAGCCATTGATCTTCTCCTCATATTCTTTACGGAATTGTGCAAGCCATTCCATTAGATCAATAACACGTACTATTTGCTGACCATCTTCTGCACCACCGGCTACACGCCAGTGAACAGGAGATGTGTCTTTGATAGCTGTTTCTAACGCATTAGTAGCACCCCAGATAGCACCCCACATTGCAGCCTTAGTTGCAATGTACATTTCTTGGGTATCATCGGTTTGATTGTCGTCATACCAATGCGTCATCCAATCATTAACAAGATCTAAAGGTGGCGTTGGAGAATTGATTTCCATTGGGTTAAATGAGTAAATGAAATAGACAGTTTAACGTCATGTCCAGGACGTGTGATCAGTCTTCGTACCGATGTATATCTAAGAACAGTGACGTCTCTTCGATGTACTGTTCCATGTCATAGGTGCCAATCGGCGTTATGACTGGCATGCGTTTAGCAAAGCCAGTTGCCAAGTACACACGACCCTTAGGACCACGTAGTACAAAGTACCAACGTTTGAATTCAATTGAGAAGCCAATCATCCGATGTCCTCCGGATCTAGTACTTGCCATTGAGGATCGAGGTGATCAAGATAGGCACAGAAGCCATCTTCATCAAGAGGGATTTGTTCCTCTGGATCCAACTCAATAGTTGCTTGACACAATGCAGGAGCCCACTCTTCAGGGTCGAGACGACTTCCGCGATAGAGCAGGCGCATCTCGTCAACAACTGCTGTAACTGTGACATGAGTGTCAGTGAATGAAGTGTTTTCGATTGCTAAGACTGTCATCAGTTGCCCTCGATAAATGAATAGTTGCTGTACTTGACAAGGCGATACTTCATCCACAGACGTGCTGTGTCAAACTCGCCATTGAATCGTGTTGAATCCAACACATTTTCTGTTGCTCTGCGCTGTGCGCAGGCAGCAAGATTGATGCGATCAAACAAGGTGAGGTTTTCGACGTAAGCAGACATGAGTTGAGTTGAGTTAGTGGACAAGATCTGGGACTTACACCTACGGCGTGTCCTGGACGCGGCGTTGCTTTCGGATGCCCAGATCTTTAGATTAGCTTAATGTTCGGCAGACTAACGCCTGTGCCAGGGATACCAATGGTACCACGTAAGCCAGACTCACGTGCGTTAAGTGTTACTTGGAATGGACCAAGCTTAATTGATTTACTGTACGAGCGCACACCGCGCTCGGTAATGTTAAATCCTGCGATAGTTTTGTCAAAGTTCAATCGAGATTTGTTGTTCATGTTTGAGTTTGCGAATGAGTTGTTCAAGTTCATCTTCAGTACCAGTGATTGATACTGTTAGCGTCTTCTGCTTGGGTGAAGGTCTACGCTTTTCACGTAGATCTTGAACAGAAGATCTTCGCTGAAACTTGGTGCCACATACAGAATTAGATTCGAATAGCTTACAGCATTCTTCTAATTCAATATCAGCTCCCCATTGGGCAGCTTCGATAAGAATTTCTTTGAAGCTCTTTCTGTATCGTTGATGTTGCTGATGCCAAGCATCAAGCAGGTACTCGGTTGGAATAACGGGATGAGATTGAGTCATTTGAGATCCTCCGGCATGAGTGCATTGATGTCGTCTTCGTCTGTCATGTTGGTCATAACAAACTTCTCTCCGTTGGGTGAAATGAATCCACCAATGAATCCAATACCATTTCTCTCTGCTGATTCCTTCATCTTGGCAACAAGCTGCATAGCTTGAAGTCTTTGCATGTCAAGAGAGTCAGGTATACGTGGAGTGTTGGGAGTAGTCATGGGTTGAGATGAGTTGATTAACAAGGACAGTCTACCAGGGAAGCAAGGGAATGGAACATAAGTATGTCCTATATAAATCCAAGGATTCCCTGGTACTCTGTCGGGGGGTGTGGGGGGAAGTACTTATGTACTAGTCCCCCTAATTGGCTGTTACCGGTGCATCTCCTGGTGTTCTTTCCATGCAACACTGTGCATCTCATCCATTGTCATGGGAGGTTCACCAGGCTCGTTAGGTGTCGGGTCATAGTCAATGATTTCTTCAAGCAAGCCGATTGCTTCTTGGACAATATCATTGTCCCCTGGGACTAAGTGCTCGTCCATTTGATGACGCTTTGATTCACGTTCGATGACAGCTTTGAGTATGTCCAAAGCTTGTTCCAATTGCTTGTACTCATTCTTTGTCCAGTTGATTTCAGGGTAAGCCATGGTTCGTTTGGAGTTGAAGTTGATGATGAGTATGATGGACTGAGCAGTTTAAGGACATACTCAGGTCCATGTTATTAGCTGGTAGATATGCAATGGCCAATAGTCCATTCCTTCAAGGGTGGCAACAAGAATACATGAAGGCGCATGGTTCTATGCCGCCACAAGATAAAGTAATGGACTTCTTAACATCTGTTGTAAGAAATGAAAGCATTCCGATACAAAACAAACAAGCAGAGCTTAGGTTGTTAGATCAGATGCAACGGTTTACACCTGATGTACGTAATATAGTCAGATAAAAGCCTGGGACTTACGCACCGTACTCGCGCAGGTGCTGCCCAGGATTGAGGCTATGACTGAAGTATTGGCATGTATTCGCTATTCGCAAATAGCGAACAATACTACAGCAGCGTTATGATGTTATGCGGCCTTAGGTTCTAGCATGATCCAGCCTGTGTAGTTATCACTGCTTCTGTCTACACATATCAATCCGTATTCCTCTAGCCTTACCAAGGCTTGAAGATATTGCTCAAGCCTTGAGTTCTGGGATGGAAGCCTTGGTACAAAACATGGTGTATTCCCATGCTTCTTCTTGTGGTTCAAGAAATAAGCATAGAGATTACGTTGATTGATACTGAGTGCTGGTACTGCAGTGGCAGGCATGAATCTCAGCAGTAATGGGGACGCGTCTTAGGGTACACCTCTGCATACCTGTTGGAAAAACTTAGCTCGATGTTGGAGCAAGTTGTTGTATCTCCAAGAGACGGCTGCCCTTCGATTTCGTACTCTTCGAAGTACTTGACGTAGGTTTGGATCGCTTGCTTCTTGGAGAAGATGCAGTGGCTGAGGACCGGGTCACCTTGCTGGAACCACCAGCCTCCTTCTTCGGGTCCTCCGTAACGGAGACAGGTTTCGTGCACGGTGATGACCGTTGGATTTTCGTGTTCGAAGTACTTGTGTGTGTTGTAGGCGTTGATTGCAAAGCGGACTTTGTAGGACTTGGGGTAGAACTTCTTGAGTTCTGAGATGTAAGACATGATGCGAATTCAGTGATGATGATTGAAATGATTGCGATCAGGATGATGATGATGTCACCGTCATCCCATGCTTGTCGCAGTGTGTACTTAGGCTTGGTCATCGTATTCCTCCGGATTGATTACAGTAAATCCAATGAATGTCCCTTGTTCATCTTCGATGAGGGACCATTCTGATTGCATTGATTCACGCACAGCTTGCTCTTGTTCGTATGCAATGTCAGCCATTGCGTCCATGATGTCAGCGTTGCGCTGTTCATCGATGAAGTTAGGATCTCTCATGGTGTGAGTTGAGTGAGGTTTGCAGTGAACCTGGGACTTACATCGCAATTGATATTGAGAATCAATCGCAAATGCCCAGGTTAGTTAAGTCATTTCATATAAAGGTATCCGCCTGCCCAGTCGGCATTGTGTAGGCAGGTCTCGTACGATACGTCATCAAGCAAGTTGTAACGTACGTGTTTGGCCGGTGCTTTCCACGAGGCAGGCTTGTAGACAGCACCTGACTGCCTATGGATAAAGGCATGTACACTTCCATGTTCAGTGCCAATGCCACTACGTTTGATGGAGCGTTGGATCAGCTTGTAGTATTTGGTGCCTTTGACAACGTCAAATACCAAGTCGTTATAACCGTACTGCTTGGTGTACTTCTCGATCAACTTGTTGATCAAGCAATCGATACGTGCCTCAAGTACTTGAGTCTTTTCACTGAGCTTCATTGGTCTGCTGCTGGGTATACTGTGAATTGATTTGTGTAATATCAACGCCTACCAGTGCACTGATGGTGATGGCGGCGATGATGACGGAGAAGAGGGCAATACCAACTGACCAACGGCGAGTCTCAGGAGTCTCACCGTAAGAATCGAGGTGGATGTACTTGCCTCTTCCCATGGAGTAGATAGTCTTCATATCAGTTAGTAGCAAGGATGTAACGACAATCAAACAAAGTTGCATCAGGTAATACAACTGGGGTGCCACGTTCGTGTTGACCGCAGATGTCTACCCAATGACCATAGAGTTTGATGTCTAAACACTCAAAGATGTTGTCGACATACATCTGAGCATTCTCCTTGTCTGTGGTCCAATGCAGATAGATGATGTCACCTGTAAATTCCAGGTAACAAGCATCTGAATCAGCATTGATAGGTTGCAATGCATCAAAGATTTCACGTGGTGTAAGCGTTAATGCCATTAGTTGAGTTGAAGTAAAGGACGTAGCCTTCTTGGTGAAGACTACAGAGAAGGGCCGAAGCCCCTCAGTGTAGTCGTCAGTCTTGTTCCAGTTGCCTCCGTTCCCACCGAAGCAGATCCCGGTTGAGATCTACCTTACGCTGCACAATAGCAACGAAGGGAACAAGGTCTTGGAATTGACGCATGCCGTCTTGCCATTGAAAGAAAACTTCAAGTGCCGCTTGACGCTGCGCTTCAAGTTCCTGGTCGATGACAGGGGCATCTCTCCTGGCAAGCAGACGGGCGTCTTGGGTCAGGAGTTGTTCAACAGCTTGGTAGTTCATGGAACTAACTTGGTGTCGTGTGGTATATGCAGGGAGAACCCTGCAGAAACCCATCACATCCAGTGGACATGATGGGAAAGTGCAGAGATCAGTTCATGTACTTACTGTTGATGCAGTAGTACGTGTCCCCAAGAAAACCTTGGGTGTAGATCAGATTGTGTCCTGGTCTGTCGTGGCACGTTGCTTGGTAGTGCTTGTTGAGGAGCTTCTGCGCTCCAACAGATGTAAGTAGACCCAAGCCAGAGCCAAGAATGACAGCAACACAAAGATTGATGAGGTTTGAGGGACGCATGATTAATTGTCTCACTTATGTTCGATGATGAATGCTGCATCGTTCGGCATGATGAGTGCCGCCGCACGAATGCGATACTCATTCATCTTGATACCAATGCCTTCCTTGGTAGGAAGCTTGGCATTCTCTACTGCCGCTGCAGTGTTAACCAAAGCAGCAGCAATGTTCTTACGGATGTTGAGCTTGGTCATGAGCTGAGATGTTATGGATAGCAGGCAGAGTGCCTGCAGTAAACCCACCGCGGTAGTACATACATACCACAACGGAAGGGTTAAGTGCAGGAGTCTGTTACATCAGTTGGTACTGACGTTCTTGTTCCATGGCAATGGAGTAGTTGTAGTAATCTTCCATCTCCATGAGCATATCCTTCATGGAGCTGGGAATACCACCGCCTAACGTACGTACGTCACGGTCTTGCCACTCTTGCCATTCGGCATTCGTGTCTGGGTCGAAGATATTCCACAGCTTCTCGAAATGAAGCTGGGTAGATTCTCCGCCATACCATGTGACGCGATACTTACGTTCGGCAGATGGCTTGTAGACCAGTGCAGGTGTTGTCATCGTGTTGTGTAGGTGGACTGTGTACAGGATGTTGAGTCCTGTTGAGGGGACCGTAGTCCCCAGAGCAGGAGTCTTAAATCTTGTAGCCGTTGGCAATGCACCAATCACGGTGGATCTGATCGGCCTCCTTCGGCCAATCATGTGTCAGGCATTGCCTCGTCGTTGCCTTATCAATGAAGTAGGCAGCGACAGGACCGGCAAGTATACCGAGTCCGAATGCCTGGATGATGATGAGTGCAAACACGTTCTGTCCTTTGATCATTGTCGTGTAGTGTAGGTAAATGCCACTGGATTGTGGCAATGCTGAGTGGGGGATTCGATCCCCCGGCATCACGCTTGGTACTCAGAAGGGATTGAAGTCAATCTCCAGGAGATCTTGTTCCCAATCCTCGAAGATTTGGATGTAGTCCTGAGCTTGCTGCTCAGTATCAAACGATTGCTCACAGCCCTGGAGATAAGCCTGAGAGAATGCGTCGTGATGCTTGATGATGACGGTGTAAGTCATGGTGTTGTGTGGTATGCGGTACCCATCTCCGCTGTGGGTAATAACTGGACCAGGGTTTGCACCTGGTCACCCGCTTTAACGGATCAGTTGTTCTCCAGCATCTCGTCCACGTAGGACTTGATGACCTGGAGGTGCTGCGCTCCAAGAGTCTGGCTATGACCATGCTCAAGGAGATCAAGGATCTCAAGCATGATCTTGTCGCCAACCTCTTCACGAGAGAGCAGCTTGGTGGGGTTGATGGTCACGGTGTTACTCCGTAGGGTGAGCTTGGTCTTACACCACTGAAGTGTGGATGCCAAGCTCGTGACCAACCGCCGAGTTGTCTGCTGCGTTTAACGTCCAGCTTGACGAGCAATCGCTGAAATCCCTTGCGCGAGAACGGTTCTTGGCGAAGTAGGCGCGGAGATACCCAAAATCCCGCACGCGCGATACGAATTCGTATCAAACGAAGCAAGTATTAAGAATACTTATCAACGAAGCAGGTGTTGAGGGCTAAGTGGACCCCTGGCTCTCACCAGGGGAAGAGTTAACCGTCAATCGACGCAGGTTGCTTGTACAACGAAGCTGAGATCTTCTGGCTTTCGTGTTATCATCACTCGCCACTCACGTGGCTTAATCCAACCACACGTAACGCCATACTCTGATTGCAGCCACTCAAGCTCTTGGCAACGCAAACCGTTGAGTAGTTGATGCATCAGTTGCTTCGGTGTTAGTCCGCTGGCGCGGAACAACCCAGCCTGAAGCCTTACTCTCTTGCCTTCAAACAACGCAAACGCTGCTTGGTCGATGCGATAATCAAGCTCTCGCTCGTCAATCGTGGTAATCACTGTTGCCATTGAACTAAACGCGATGGTACTCTGCGTTACACGGATGCGCAGCCCCCGATATCTATTTCAACCCATCACACCTTTCTTTTTTTCTATACGCAATTCACGTCGCGTGGGGTGTTGGAGAAGGCTCAGATAATTTTTTCTCCTTTTTTGACCTCTATAGGGCCTTCTTTTGTATCACAACGTACCAAAACCTAAAAAGTGTCGTGGTATTTAAGGTTTTACCCTAATTTACAAACAAAAAAGCCGGGGTTTTATGCCCCGGCTATGCGTAAATATTGCTTTGTTTTGTTTTTTATTCAAGTGCGTCCTTTACTTTTTTAGAAACAACGGACGCTTTTTTGTAATTCTCTACGTCAGGCTTCTCTTCTGCCAATTTTTTCCTGGCGCCAATCGTAAAACTTTTCACAGTCATGGGATCAGCGCCGCTTTTGGCTAGCTTTTCGGCTTCATTTGCAATTGTGTCTAGTGCAACAACGCGTTCAGCTCGGTCTTTAGGGTTCATTTCGCGTTAAATCCCTAGGTACAGGTCATTTTGACGTCTTCTGCTATTACTTTAACCCATCTACTTGCGTTTTAATACTCTAAAATACAAATAACAGGATCACATAAGCAAATAAAGTACCCATGGCACTAGCACCCGCCGATTTTTACGCCTATAGCCGTGCAACCGGGGTGCCGGTACCAGAAGATCCGGAAGAAAGGGCGGCATTAGCGCCTGAAGTCCTTGAATTTCGCCGTAATCAGCTCCGTGCGCCGCAAGAAGAGTCGAATCTTCCAGGAATCCTGGGTACTGCAGCACTTGGCTTAGGTGCCCTGGGGGCCGGTGCATATGGTTTGACACGTTTAGCAGGTCGTGGCCGCCAACAAGAGGCGCCTGTCTTCCGTGCGCCACAACCAACGGATCTTGCAACTGTTCAAAAGGCTGTTGTCCCAGAGCCTGAACAATATGAAACAGTTAAACCTTCTTTTGAGCCACCTGCTGCGGCTATTCCACAGGCAACTGTAGATCTTGGTGTAACTAAAGCAGCACCTGGTGAACGCATGATACGCCGTCATGGCCGCATGGTACCTGCTTCTACTGTCAGGCGCACACCTACAGCTATTCCACGCGCAACTATTGATTTAACCACTATGCAGGAAATAGAAACACCTGCCGTGGTTTCTCAACAAAACCAAGCCAATGACACTGGTCTTGATCAGGAAAACTATAGGAATACTACTGAAAACAAACAACGGGATATTAAAGAGTCTCAATTTACTGCACAAGATAAAACCCAATATGCAACTCCAGCTCTTCAACAGTTGACCGATGCAGGTTTGCCGGAGTTTGAGATTAATGCCCGTATTGAAGCTTTTGCAAATACAGGAAATAGAGACTTTCTAAACCCTGGTTACAATGCAGCAACAGTTGAAGGTGGTCCGCGTGCTTTTGCACGTGCGTTGAATATTGTTAACGCTGATGTTGATCGTGCCGGTCGCATTGTCTCCGGTGACCTTGTCAATCCCACTGGTGAAATACGCAGATCTTTTCGTGGAAGCCAAGGCACTGTCATGGAACTGAAAGAGGGAGACTACGATCCTCTCGCTGAAATGTTTGGGACAGAAGGTGGTGTAGAAGTCGTTCAAACTGTTGATCCCTCTAGTAAATCACTTGTTTCTGATCCCCAAGAATTTTTGGCAAGTCAATCTGCAAAGTTTGAAACACGACGCATCAAACAGGAAAAATTATCAGAACAGTTTCAACTTGCCATTGATAAATTTGCTAATCAATGGGATACACTCCATCGGGAGGGCCCTGCCACTGGCATTTATTTCCCATCAAGAGAAGTCCGCCCTATTGATGCTTATGACTTAGATATTCCTACTCGCATCGAAGCCGATGAAGATGGTAATCTTTATCCAACCGCACGCTTCCGTGAAATGCTTGACGAAGACACAATCAGGCGCGTGGAGGCCGGCGAAAAAGTAGAAGTTGAAGTTCCCTTCCTTGTTAACAAAGAACGTGCTATTGCAGATGCCGAAGCCTTTGGCAAACAAATGCCAGAGCTTCGCGTTAAGGCGCAACAATATATTGATACCGGTCGTACGCTGACCGATGTTTACGAGCGCACTGTTGGTAATCTTGGACAAAATAAATACGTCCAACAAGGCCTGGAAGAAGGTCTTTATTTTGACGCTCCAAAAGGGGAAAACCTAACACCCGAAACAGGACGTGGTTCTCAAAAAGGTCGTTTAGTCGGTGGCGCTCCTGACGTAGAGCTGCCTGACGAAGTGTACAATCTTCAGTACACTCCTTATACAACCAAGGCAGGGCGTCAAACAAAAATTGTTGAAGGCGTTACTTTTGCCCCTGGAGCAACTGAACCCACTTTTACAAATGTTACTGTTTCTGATCTTGATCTAAACCGTCTGTCAGATACAGGTGAAGACACTGGCGTACCGCTGTATAAAATTGGTCGCAAACCATACGATCCCGAGTACATAACAACACAGCCAATGGCTGTTCCGGGACTTCTTTCCAAATCTAAAAATGTTGAACGCGCTGAACGCAACTTACGTCGTCAGCTAAACCAAGGTCTTATTGATAGTAATACCTACGAGCAAGAGCTTGCCAATTTAAGCACGGCTATAAATCAACCCGTTGGCCAAATCAGGAAACAAGGTATTTCTAAATATGGACGTCCTTATGATTTTCTTGCTGATGTATATGAAGCAACCGACGAGATTGTTCAAGCACCTCTTCAAGTTGAAGATTTAGAAGGTGCTCCGGTTAGCTACGCCGGCCGCGTACGCCGTTCAGACATGGAAGATTCTATGTTGCGTGCTCAGCGTCAATTAAATCAAGAACTTTCTGCCGCCAAACAAGAAACGGCAAATCTTAAAAAGATTGGCGTGCCTGCGGAAAATATTCAATCAATTAATAATTTCCTTAACATGGCCGCAGGCCGTGGGAATCTTAAAACCAATCCAGTAGCCAAAGTAGCTAGGGAAGCTGGCGTCCCAGTGCCTCAAGCCAATGTTCGCATTGCAGGACGCGTACAAGACGAGCTACGTTCTCAAAAAGGCATCCAATTACCTGTACTCGAGTCGCCAACTGCTTATGAGTTCGTGCAAGGAATCATTGGACGTCCTTCCAATCCACCTGCTCAAAGACGTCTTGTAAGCCTTGGTAAAGAAGGTCAAATCTTCCCGGTTGCCCAAGAAGAGCTAATTGCCGCGCAACAGGCAAACTTAATGCCTAAAAACTATCGAACTGTTTCTCAATCAGACACTTCACTGACTCGTAGGGTTTCCGGTCCGATCCCAAGGGATGTTATGTTCTCACCAAAAGATCTTTCTGGAGGTCCGACCGCCGAACGCGTTGGCGCAGGTGCAGAAGATTTCATCGATATTGAAAACTACCTGGAACAAGGCCCTTCCGCTTATTACGGATCTGTGGAACTTAAATCTGCTCGTAGTCCAGAAGAACAACGACGCGCTACAAGTCCGGCAAATAAACCGCTTTATACCGGTGGTCCAATCATAGGCCCCACCCGTGACTTTGTGTTGTTACCGGAAACCAATCTGCAGCAGTATCCAGGGGGTGTTTCAACCCTTCCTCGATATGGAACAACACAACAGCCATCAAAACCAATGACGCTTCGTTTTGGTGATCTTGGGCAGCAGCTTCAAGCTTTAGATCCGCAGGGTATTGGCGCAGAGATGCAATCAACAAGGCAAGCCCTTGCTAAAGTTGAACCAGAAAAAATTGTTTTTTCACCAGAACGTCTTCCTTCTAACCTTGAAGTTGTGACTAATCAACTTATGGCCCAAGCAGGTCGTCGTGCTGGTAAACGTCGGAATCGTTGATCATGGCTGAAAAGAAAAAGAAAGACAAAAAGTGGATTCAAGGCATGGAGATGAAGGAGGGTGCCTTCACCGCCAAAGCCAAGCGTAAAGGAATTACCACTGCTCAACTCCAGGAAAACGTACTTTCTAATCCAGATGAGTACGATGAAAAAACCGTGAAGCAAGCACGGCTCCGTAAAACGTTGGTAGGATTGAAAAAACGTAAGAATAAAAAGTAATGGCAAAGGATCATCGCTTAGCTTTAGATCGTTATATTGACTACGCAAAGGATCCTTTCATTAAACAACGAAAGGTTGACTTTAGTGATTCATTTGCAACTAAGTCATCTACAGGTGCATCGCCTTGGATGCCAAGCAGATTTGAACAACAGGATTTATTGCGTCGCATTCAAACACGTAAATTAAAACTTAACCCAAGCCTTAACTTCGTTGGTAATACACCAGAAGAGTATGAGGTATTTGCTAACATCGGGCGTTTCGTGCGCAATGAAAGCTATGATTTCAACACTGGGCGGCCATTGACCTCCTTGCGTCCCGAGGAACAACCTGGATTCTCTCCTGTGTGGGTCGAGGCTTATCGCATCAGCCCAACCGTCAATCCTGATAAGAGGGCTACTAATCCAATGCCTCGCGTTGCCAATCCTGATCCGAAGGGTTACATGATGGCTTCAGCGGAGAAGCGTGCTCTTAACGAAGTAGAAAACAATAAATCAGTTGCGCAACTGTTATCCTCAAAAACTGTTGATACCAAAGAAGCTTTTAAAAAGAATAACGAGAAGCCGGAAAAAGCCTAGGTTTATAATAGGAAAAAACAGTAGATAAGTGTCTTTCCAACGGCTATTAAATTTTGTTGGACGCAATGCTGGCAATGTAGCTAAAGCGGTTGCTCCTGGGAGCTTATTAGCAGGAGGCTTTGGCCTACTGGAAAGTCCTCAAGCTGCTTTAGTGTATGGAGCTGCTGATTTTGCGGGCTCTTTTCCAGCGACGCTGGCAGCTCGTGCGGTGGGTTCCAAGATAAAGAAACCTATCCTTGGCATCGCGCCAAAATATGTACAAGGCGGTATTGAAAATGTTGCAAATATTGGCGCCTCCCTGGGGACTGCTTCTGCGGCAAGCAGGCTTTTGTATGGCGATCAAGCTGTGACTCCAACTGTTATGTCACAAGAGCAACAGTTGATGCAAGAGATGATGCAACGAGCTGAACTTAATAATCTTTCAGTACAAGCAGTTGCTCCTGGCACGCAATTCCAGACAGCGGGCCTTGAATTTCTTGGCGATCCAACCAGGCAGATTGAATTGGCTGGCAATTGGCAACAATACCTTGGACCTTATGAGCAAACTTTATTGGCCCAAGCAAGTGCCGGAGGTATGCCGTGAATCCGTATAAGAAAGGTTATACAACAGCCGAAAGGCTGATGAAAGAATCGCCCAGTTATAACTTATCGGTTGGTGCACCGGGCTTTAAAAAGGGATTAGAAAAAGAGGGCATTACTCTTCGCCAAACACCACAACAATTTGTCGGTGCTTATGCCGCCCGTGTTGTCGCTGATATCACTAACGATGGTACAAGGATGCTTTGGTGGCGTTACAACCATCCGGAAGCAATTAAACAACAAGCAGCAAGAGTTGCATTAGGAGAAGAAACTGCAGCACAACTTGGTCCTATTCAAAAAGGTTTGGTGATGACTGCAGCGCTTGCCCCATCTGCTTTATTGACAGGCGCCTACGATATTACGAATATTGGGGAGCAGTTCAGGCCCAAGGGGTTTGCGCAAACGTATGCAGAACAAGGCTCTGAAGACCGCAGGGAAACAAGCCAACCAGTACCAGAGCTGTTTGAACGCATGTTCCTGGGACGCACTGGCCAACCCTTGAAATATGAGACTGCTAAACAAGATATTCCAAGCCTCACCCCTGAACGTTATGGTAACTTTATGAGAAGTTATTATCAAGATCGTGGTTTACTTGGTGTCTTAAAAGCAACTCCCGAAAACTTACAAGGATATCCAGAGGCAAGGCTACTGGGTTATCCAATTACCATTCCTTCTGCAACAGCGGCAGCAGGTGGTATTGCCGGGATGACAGCAGCGGCACGTCTTGGTGGACCCAAGGGACGCTTTGGGCGCATTGCTGGTAGTGCACTAGCAGGTTCCGTTGCAGGCGGCTTAACAGGTAATGTGATCAACGAAGCAATAGCCACTGGCAACAGACCAAAACTTCCTACAACTGCCGAATATTCACAAGGAATGCAGTGATAGAATTTATTTTATAAAGGAAGATAGATTAATGGCTTCTGAACGTATTCCTCAAGGAGGCGGTTTAACCGTATACGATCCCCTGGTTGCAGCTCAAGGCGCTTTTCGTGATCCAGGTGCTTATTACAACGCCACGTTACGCAGGCCTTTACAAGGCGCTGGTGAATCTGCACAAAAATTCCTGGGTAAATACGCCTTTCCAACTCTTGCTATTGCTGGCGCTGTTCCCGCTGCCATGCAAGCAAAAGAAGAGATTGAAGCCGGACGTCCCGCTGGTGCATTAGGCGCTCTTGCCCCAGGTCTTTTGTCTACTGCAGGTGCTGCCATGATTGGCCGCACAGGTCAGGCAATGATCGGTAAAGGTGGCCTTGCTGGATCAGCAGTTGGTCTTGGACTCATGGGTCTTGGAGCCCTTCTCCCTGGTGCAGCGGCAGCAGGCGTTGAGTCCGCACGTCAGAGTGCCACAGGCAAACCTACCAAAGGCAAAGAGGCTGAGTTTTCTACGCAACTGGCAATGCGTGGGCAACTCATGGATCAAGACCTGAGCATGCTTGATCGTAGCCTTGCTACTCAACTACAAGCCACATACGATCTCACCAAGTTCTATAACCAAGCTCAAGTTGATCAATACAAAGCAATGGCGCCTGAGATTGAAAAAGCAAAGATGAATGACTTTGCCAGGTATCAAAATGCCATGGCACTACAAGGTCGCATTCGTGGTCAACTTGGTGTTCTCCAGACTGCAGGCAATTTGGCACAAGGTCAGCAAGCTGGTATGTACGGCTTAGCTGCAACTGCTTTACAAAACAATCCTTATGCACAGATTGGAGGGATTGGCTGATGGCTTCCTACGCGCAAGGACAGCCTTTCAATGCTGGCCCCGTTTGGAATCAAATGGCTTTTCCTAAACCCGGACAGGGTTATGGCGCATCTCAACCTTATCCGCTTGCCGGCGGATACATGGACGCTGTACGTGGTTTTCTTACTAATATCCCAAGCGATATCACTGGTGAAGATCGCATGCTCTATAGCCTTATGGGATTGCAGGGTTTAAATGCTGAGCAATCTCGTCAGGCAAATCGTGAGTTCATGCAAGATATGCTAAAGCAACGCAGGGAAGAATCCCTGGAAGCCAAAAAACTTGCAAGGGAAGATGCAGTGATGCGTTCGTTCCTTGTTGATGTTCCCGCCGCGATTGGTAATGCATTTAGCCAGGGCCAGCGTTATGCACCTGAGCGCATTCAGATCGCAGCTAATGCAGCCAACAGGTCCCTCCCTGGGTACGGCATCCCTAATTACTACAGTTTTGTCGGTTAAAATAAAACAATAACGTTTTGGCAATGGCAGGAAGCGCCGGTTCAATTGCTCAATTTTTTCCCGACATCTTTGGTGGCGGAGCAGCAATGTCAGGTGCAGGAAGTGCCGCTACGACCACAGCAGCAACAGGAGCAGGATCAATGGCATTAGGACCATGGATGGCAGCATCCGCAGGCATTCAAGCCCTGGCCGGCATCGGTGGCGGTCTTATGGGTCAGCAGTCCCAACGAGACGCCATCAACGCAGCTGAAGAACAACTGGTGCGTAATTGGGGCTTTGATACCTGGATGCGCGACAAGGAGCGTGCTGCACAAGCCCAGTCTCTTATGGAGGGCTATGGTTTTATGCGCACTCCTTTATTCCAAGCAAAGGGTAGGCAGGATTTCGGAGAAGCCTTTGCTCTCTCTGGAAAATTTGATCCTTACCTCCAGGGTCTTGCAACGCGAATGCGTGGTTAATATTGGTAGTTTAAAATATAAATAACGCATAGGTAGGTAAATGTCTTTAGGTATAGACCCAAGCGAAGGGCATAGTACAGGTTTAAGTATTTACGAAAATTATCCTGCAAAAGTTTCTCGCATATCCAAAAAAGAAAAAAAGGGTCTTCGTCAAACTGCAAAGCGTTTGTTTGAAGAGCAGGGTGCAGATGCCGCAACTTCTTTTCTTGCTGGGCAACGTGGATATACCAACTTTAGACCCGATAGGTTAATTGGTAAATACCAATCAAAACCAATTGATTACAACCGTTATCGAACCATTGGCGCCACAGCATTCCAAGATCTGTTAAATCGCGGAATGACTGATGCAGATTGGCTGGAAGCCACTGCATACGCCAAGGAAATGGGAGTGCGTGATCCCAGCGCATTCCAATCTTTAATCACTTCACGTATTACGTCTTCTCCTGAGGGTCAGTCTAAGATTAAAAGCCAACGCGATATTGAATGGGAGTCCATGTACGGCAACATGCCTCGCGATGCACAAGGCAACTTAATTCGTGGCATGGTTAATTTTGACGTTAATAAAGCTGCGGGCATTGCCGATGCAATGTTTGGCACGCTGCGGAAACATTTCCCTATTAGTACCAACACCTCGACTACTACAATTAATTTATAAACCAAAACACGTATAAAAACAGGAGCAAACAAATGGCCAACAAAGATAAAAAAAAGGATAATACAATTAAGGTTGGTGGCGTCAAAATTGATATTGGCAAAAAACTAGGCGCTGGTGAAGTTAAGCAACTTCAAAAACAAGGTGTAAGTACTGCGCAAATTGCACAAAAAGTAGAAAATAAAAACGTACCCGTTTCTTCAGCCGCTGCAAAAAGGATTGCTCCTGCTCCTGCTCCCGCCCCCGCCCCTGCTCCCACGCCAGCCCCTCAGCAATCAGATCCATATTCTTACAGTTATACAGATTCTTCTAGCCAAGTTTCATATCCGGAGTATTCTTACGCAACGACAATGGCCGAAATTGCCGGCCAGCAAGCAACTACTTCAATCAATGCAAATTCTTTAATTGAAGTAGAGCGCATCAGACAAGCCGGTGAATCTGAACGGGCGAAAATGGATATTGAAAGTCGCATCCCTACAATTCAAGCTGAAGCCAAGGGCAAAATAGATTTACAAGGTATTGTGAATGCTGGCTATAAAAACATTGCTAATATCGAAAGGGGTTCAAATATGTTCTCTAGCATCATGGGTGCATTCAACTTTTAAGTTAATGCGCTAAAATATTTTTATACTTCTTGAAAGGTTATGTCTTACAGCATTCCCGCCTCTGCGTACAATCGTGTGCGCAAAAGCAAAGCCCAACTAATGGCCGAAGGCATGTCTGAAGCGGAAGCGCAACAGGCCGTTGATGTCCAGGCTGAACGTGAAGTCGGCGGCGGCATGTCTCGCGCTGAACTGCAAGACTTTGATACTCTTATTAGTCGTCTTGAGGGTTCTAAAATGCGCCAGGCTTCCCAAGCGAACCGCGCTCGTCAGCGTGATGTGATGGCCGGTGGTCTCGCCAGTATGATGACCAACTTCTGATCAAATGAAGGACGATAACACTGGCTCTAGCGAACAAGCTGAATTAAACCGTTATCGGCAAGCTGCTGATGTAGCTTATCGTTACGCAAAAAACAAGCTTGAGTCAAAAGAAAAGCCTGACGAAGAACAGGAAGAGCCAGTGTTTGGCGTTGATAAAAAAGAGGTTTACTGATGTCATCTTCGTATTACACAGGCACTCCCTCAGATTGGGAAACGCCTGAGAATCCGGATCCTTACGATATACTTTTTGACGAAGATGCGGCACGTAAAGCGGCTGCTAGCGCTAAGATTTTCCAAGATGTTTCCGTTGGTTCTACCAAGGAAAAAATGAAGGAGGCCGGAAGGCAAGAACGTGAAACAGCAGCTCAAGCCCAGAGCTTCGCAGAAAGTGACGAGGCCCGCGACTACAAACAAGCCCAAAGAGCTTATCGATATTGAGATCTTCGACCGCTGGGTCGATAATCTTGATGCACCAACTGAAGAGTCCTTCTCGGCGTTTTGCGCTGGCAATTCTTCTGTGATCGAATGTTATCTATATTCTCGCTTCCTTGGCTACCAAGGCAGCATAACTAGCTGCGATCTTTGGGTTCAAAAAAATCATCCAAAGCCCGACCATAGATCGGTGCTTTTGTATGAAATTGAAGAGATGCAGGAAGATATCCGTAAGTTACGTCAAGACGTTGATGACGGCCTGGTAAAACGCGATGCAGGTGTGGCGCGTATTGCTGGAATGCAAAAAGAACTACGTGGGACCATTGCTCAGATTGAGGTAAGTATTGCCAATCGAGACCGCAAAGGACTCTTGATGGCTGGCGCTGATCGTGCCATACGCGAACTACTTACCGTATTCAAAGACGATCCCATTGAAGGCCCCTTGGAAGAGGCTGCAATGAGCGTGTGGGCCCACATCCAGCTTGAAGAATAAATATCTTAGACTTGTAAAATGAACCAACCAGCTCAACAACCTCAATACGGGGAAAATATCGCTGGAAAACTATTTGATGTTGCTCGTCAACTTCAAAAGAATAGAGAGCGGCTTTCCGGCTTTCGTCGTCCCACTCCTTTCATTGATAAAGTTGCGGAAGGCGAACAAGTAATTGCTGCTTTACAAAACAAAAAACAAGATGAGCAAGAACAAAATGCCTCCGGAACTCCTGGAGCACTTCAAGAAGAAAGAGGCAAAGAACAAGGACGGCAGCGAGATGTCGGACAAGGAGAAGAGGAAGGCGGCATTGGACAAAGCTCGCAAGTACAAAGAGCAAAAGAAGGGCAAGCAGGACGAAGAATGAGGTAGTATTCAGTAATACACTGAACAATAACTACTGTGCCTGCTTACCAACATCTTGCTTACCGACGTAATGCACAAGCTGCTGCTCGCAGGCAACAAATACGTGTTCCCCGAAATCTTGAATCCCTGGAAAAAGCAAGGGAAGATTTCGGATTTTTTTGTGAGTACGTAGCAGATAAACCTCCGGCCGATCACCACAAAGAATGGCACCGTCACTTTGTCACTAACGAAGACAGTAGCTGTTTACGCAAGATTGCAGGACCAAATGTAGATCTCCTGGCACCACGGGGATCAGCTAAATCCACAGTCTTGGGTTTGTTTACCGCCTGGGCTATTGGCGTGCATACCGCTGCCAAGTTGCCACTGCAGATTCTTTACTTGTCTTATACGGTTGATATTGCGCGTTCTAAATCAGCAACCATTAAACGCATCATTGAAAGCAAACGGTACCAAGAAGTATTTCCAACCGTACGCCTTCTTAAAAACGTCACCAGTAATGAGTACTGGTCTATTGACCATAGGTTTGCTGGTATCGATACCACCGGTGAAGAGCAATTCACGCTCTGCGCTGCAGGTCTTAAAGGCTCCGTGACTTCCAAACGTTCACATCTAGTCATCATTGATGACGCCATCAAGTCTGCTGCGGATATCTCTAACCCTGACATCCGGAAACAGATGCAGGATAACTGGAATGCTGTGATCGCACCAACCATGTTTGAGGGCGGACGAGCTATCTGTCTTGGTACGCGCTTCAGGCATGATGACATTCATGCAACGACATTCAATCCTCAAAACAACTGGTTGCAAATTGTGCTCTCCGCAATCTTGAATGATCCTGAAACAGGGGATGAGATGTCCTACTGGCCATCGATGTGGTCATTGGACTACTTAAAGGAAAAGAAACGGCAAGCACCAATTGCTTTCTCTTTCCAGTACATGAATCAGGTCATCCGCCAGAATGAGCTGTCACTGGCGCCAGAGCTGATTGTTAAAGCTGAAATCGCCACTGAGTTTGACTCGCTTGGTATTGGGGTTGACTTATCTGTTGGCACTAAAGAGAAAAACGATTACACCGTAATGGTGTTAGGTGGACGTATTGGTGATCAAATTCACATTATTGATTACCGCCGACTGCGTGTTATGGGTAACCTAGAGAAACTGGATGCACTCAAGGAACTCCTTAACGACTGGTCCATCCTTGGCAAAGATGAAAACGGTAATTATTTCCCAACTTATTCAACGTGTGATATCTGGAGTGAAGCCGTTGCGTACCAGGCATCACTAGAGGCTGATTTCAAACGCGTTTGCCTGAACAACGAAAGCTTATACAATCTTAATTGGCACGCCGTTAAAGGATTCCGTGCAGATAAATTGGCACGTTTCCGTGGTTGCATGGGTATGTTTGAAGACCGCAAGATTATCTTCAATCGTTTCCGCAACTTCACGGCAATGTTTGAGGAACTGACCAATTTCGGCGTCAGTAGTCACGACGATACGGTCGATGCTTTAGTATATCTTCTTACAGGTCTAATGCGTAAAGGCCAACTTCAGATTGACTACTGATGGAAACGATTAATCCTGAAACTGGCAATCCATGGAAGTATGGAGAGGTCAGAGCGGACGGAAAAATTTTTCTGTCTTATAGACGTCAAGCCAATTTAAACAAGGATGGCCGCTTTCAGATTAACTGGTTAACTCCAGAAGCATGGGAAAGAAGAAAAGTTGGTTGCGCAAAAGCAGCACAGCGAGCTCAAAAACGCAATGCAAAAATCATAAAAGAAGAAAAATTAAAACGCGGTTGCGAGATGTGTGGCTACAAAGAGCACCATGTTGCACTTGATTTTGATCATCTAGACCCTTCCGCCAAAGTTCGTGATATTGCCAAAATGCATACTACAAACATCAAAAATTTGATGAAAGAGATTGAAAAATGCCAAGTTTTATGCGCAAATTGTCATCGAATTAAAACTTACAATCAAAAAGCAAAGAAGTGTTAGCGCTCTTGTGTATTTGTTGACAGGATTGATGCGACGCGGGCAGCTTCAACTTGATTACTAAACTTTAGAATTAGAAAAAAGCGCAATTTAGTGGTGGGACCCGAATACGTAGCTATCGGCTTGACCGCCGTTATATCAGCCGTGACAGGCGGAGGCTGGGCTGCATCTAAAATCTTGAGTAGGCACAGTGATCAAGTGCAGCAAGCCTTTAATTACATCGGCTCCCAAAAAAGAAGGATTGATATTTTGGAAGAAGATCTCAAGCGCCTGCCAATGGAATACGTTTTAAAGGTCGACTTCTTAAGAGAAATTCAAGATATGCGTGACAATTTTCGCGAAATCAATAATAAGCTTGATAAACTAATCGAGACGATGCTTTCGAGTAAATGAGCTACATCCTCGAGGTCCAGGAGGACGATAACGGAGATCAATATATTGTGTTGCCCGACGAGGTAATCGAAGATCTTGGCTGGCAGGAAGGCGACCTTCTCAACTGGGACGTACGCAGCAATGGTATTGTCATCAGTAAAGTCAATGATGCTGCTGGCTACGAAGTTATAGAAGAGTAAAATAAAAGTATTGACAGGAAGTTAGATGCGTATTACAGGCGGTATTCCAGTAGGCGGAAACCTTGCTTACTCTGATCTTCTCTATCGC